CTACTTTTCTAACAAAAGATGGGTCACGTTCCCTTGAGTCAAAGTATCTTCTATCTTTCATCATAGATCTTACATCATCTAAAGTTAAAGCTCTTTCTGGTTGAGCAACATTGCCCGACCTAGAGATACCTTCACGTTGAGATTCAATGATTCGTTCTAAAGCTTCTACTCCTTGTGCAGAAGAACCTAATGAAGTAGCTACAACTTCATATTCTTCTGGAGAGAAAAAAGAAGAAGCCCAACTGTTAACAGCATCTAATCTTGCGTTTGCATTTTCTCCAAGATTTTTCATTTCAAGTTCTAAGTTAGGGGAAGTATCAATAAAACTGTCTATATATTTATTAATACCTTCTTCAAATATTTCTTGAGGGTAAGCGTTTTCTTTACAAAAATTGCCCCACCAATCTGTCATAGGGTTTGCTTCTATCATTTCTTCTGTAATATTTTCAGGCAAAGGGGGAAGTTCATAAGATTCAGGAGCAGACTCTTCTGCCTCCAAAGCTAACTCGTCCATAACAACTTGCCTAAGCTCGTCTTTTTTTCCACCTACATATTTTTCTAAGTTAGAATAAGATTTACCAAACTCTTCTAAATTTATGTTGCCGGTGTCTATGTCCCAAAACTTTTCTGGTATAAAGTCAGGTCTTGGAGAAGGTTCAGTTGTTGTTGCCTCTCCCTCTAGGTTTGCTTCTTCTTGGTTTTCCATTACTTCATTTTCTTGCATCTTGTTTATCCTTTACAATGTTTTGACTTCTGCCTTTGTTTACTCTTCTTTGAATAAGCCCTACTATATATCTCTGCCCTTCTAAATGTCTTAAATGTTCGTTTGATATTTCAGGACCAGCAACAGACTCAGTTGTTATACTTTTTAAATACGAAAGTATTTCTGCTCCTGTTGGCGTTGTAAAAGAAACAGCAAACATACTATTTAAGTTTTGTTCGTCATTAGAGTTTCTTTTATAATTATCCAATCCAATTAAAGTTTGTTCTTTCTTAGCTACCATATTCTTCTCCATACTCTTCTTTTAATATTGATTTTAAAAACCATATAGATTTTTTTATATCTAATGCTTTTCCTTTTTGTCTGTGCCTAGTGATATATTTAATTGCACTAGCATCAGGATATGGCAAATGCCTTACATAATCATAAGTCTGTAAAGATTTACCACAAGCACATTTTCCTGCTTGATAATAAACTGGGTTCGTCTCGTCCGTCATACAACCTCCTTAATCCAATCTCCGTTATTGTTTAAAACCATTGGTAACAATCTAGGTATTCCGTCTATAATGATACCACACCCTAACATAAATCTTGTGCTAAAGTTTTTAGCGTAACTAAAAGCTAAAGACTTTTGATTTATTAAACACCCCACCTGCATACCCCAATAAATATTATCAGGATTAGCCCAGTAAGATATAGATAGCTTCGTATGGTAATGTCCTTGTACTGCCGACATTCCCATAGTCTGTGAAACCTTTAATACATCTGCACTCTTACCATGTGTGAAGTGTACTCTTTTACCATTGCTCATCTCCAGTGTCAAATCGTCAGCCCATTTCCAATTCTTTGTACCCAAGAAATCTCCATAAGGTTTTAAGAATTGAGAAGACATGCCGTATTTAATTGCACGCCTATATACTAATGAACTATGATTGGAATGAACTTCTGTTACGTCTGGAAAGATTTGTTCTAACTCTCTAACATAAGACTTTGCTAGATTTAATTCGTCTCCTGCACTAGGTAAGTCGGGGTTATGTTCGTGCATTGAGATTGCATGGAAGTCAAGTAAGTCTCCTATGTTGACTACAGTGTCAGGTTTAAATTTTTTCTTTACTGCTTTTAGAAATTCAAAAGAATCTTTATGGTGATAGGGAATGTGTAAGTCGCTGATAACCAGTACTGATTTGTGCATATTATTACCTCCTAATAATTACTGCTGTAATCCTTAGGCTTCCTCAACTGGCGGCCCCTGCTGCTGTTGTTGTGCCATCATCTGTTGCATTTGCTGTGCGGCTTGTTGCATTTCTTCTTCAGAACGTATTAGCTCTTCAGGAACACCAAGCTTCTTAGCAACATACTTTGCCACTTCGTCTTGCTTCACTAAAATATTGGTTAGTTCAGGACCTACTCTCATCTGAATCATACCCAAGAATCTGTCAATCGTTGCAACATCTTGTTGTTGCTGTGCTTGTGCTAACGGAGAAGAAGATCGAATTTTTACTTCTCTACCATTAACAACGGGAACTTTTATTCTTCCTTGTTTCTTTAGAATATAAATAACTCTCTGAAGAACAGGGTTAACTAATTCTGCTTGTAGTCTGCCGAACGCAGCTCCTATAGTTCTTGACAGATCAGCCATTCTTTCTGCGACTTCTGTTGCTGTCATAGGAGTTTTTTCGTTAGGTGTTCCTAACATATCATTGTACAAAGCTTTCTTAATGTTAGTTCTCATATCTCTTAATACTAAATCGGAAACATTAAAGTTACCAGCAGGAGCTATAGGCTGTAGCCCACTAGAACCTGCGGCTTTTGGAATTATGGTTCCGGGTATAAGAGCAATGTTATCTACATTTATAACTCCATCGTCTTCTACTTGGTACATACCAGAGATAGCCATCTGTGCGTTCTCTAATATTAACTCAATAACAAGGTTAGAAGTCTTAATTGCTGGCAATGCTAACTGTAAAGGACCACGACCATAGACTTCTCCTGCTACTTTTGACCATCTATATACTACATAAGGGTTAGAACCCAGCCCTTTGAAAGCTGTTTCTACTATCTTATGCTCGTAATTAGTAGCAATAACGCAGTATCTATGTTCTTCTTCTTTAGTATTTTCGTATAATCTATAGACAACTTCTAAAACTTCACAAGACATCTCCCCATTTTTTTCCATATCCATTACCATTTTCTCTGACATGGTCCCATTTGGATAAGCATAAGGCAGGTCTTTCATTCTAATTTTTCTTTTACGGAAAACATGGTCTATCTTATCGTCATGACCTGAGTCTAATACTATCTGAGGCAAGGGTATCGCTTTAAATCTTATCGGTTGTACAGCATCTCCTTCTTCAATGAGTAGAACACCTGTACCAACCGCAACATCTAGGAATGTTTCGTGGACTTCTTGTGAGAAGTTAGAGTTTTGCAATACTTCAAAGACGTATTCTGTTACGTCATCTAACATTAAGTTTACTTCTTTTTGATCTTCTTCTGGAATTTCTGAACCTGCAACAAGGTCAGCCCATCTAGCATAGTTAGGAACTATACCAGCTTGCAATCTACTTGCAAATTCTTGTACGCCAACTACAGCAGTCTCGTCAAAGATACGATCACTTCTTCTTCTGCCTATAGTCTCGCTATAAAAACTTTCTCTTTGTGGTAAGGAAAACTCGTAACACTCTTCGAACACAGGTAGCCACAAGTCTTTAATAGCTGCGGCTCGTTTATAGCGAGACATTAATCTCTTAATATCATCGTCACCATAATTTTCTGTCGAAACAGGTCTTACGTCTATAACCATTTATATACCTAAAGTTTTACCAGATTGAAGATTACTATCCATTCCGTAACCTGTTCCACCTTTTCTTCCAGTTAACAAAGACCTTCGTCCCTGCTTACCTGAGTACGCAGCAACTCTTTGTTCAAATTGAGATTGCTTGTCTTCTGTCATTTGTCTATTTTGTTCGTCTCTCATTCTCTTTCTTTGCTCAAGAACGCTAGCGTCTTCTTCTAAAGGTGGGGGAGGTGAGGGAGCTTTGCCCATTCCTATACACATTATCTTCGCCTTTCGTAAACTGATTTTGGTTTTACAGTAAAAACATTAAAACTTCTTTTTGCTACTACAGGTTTACTTTGTTTTTGTCCTATAGTCAATGCCCTTCCTTCGCCTGCTCCTAACAATAAGTACTGGAACGCATCGTGAACATGAGAAAACCTATTCTTATTAGGTCTTTCGTCATATCTTTCTCCTGAAACTTGCATACGTCTATAGTGATATCCGCCCATAAAGCCTCTAATTAAGTTCTTACACTTCGGATCTATAATCATTCCGCTTTCTCCGTCTGTCAAACGACTTAATACAGCAGTCACCGATTCTAATCTTAGTGCAACATCATTAGATGGGGCTGGTCTTGCGTGTAATCCACGCCCTCTTAGGATCTGGAAAGGTGTTGCTTCGTCTGTTTGTACTCTCTGATCACCAGCAGGATCACCGAATATAATAAATTCTCTTGGTAGCCACTGTGCCATATAGCTTTTCATTAACTCAGAGAACCTAACTATGCCCATATCTTCCGCCACTAATTCATCGAATACAATCCATCTTCCTCTTAGTCTTTGTGCAAATACACAAGCAGGAGTTAAGCCAAAATCAATTCCCATAAATACTGGAACACCATCTGCGATAGCAAGATCACCTTTAGCAACATGTACGTCTTGCCTAAACGCTTCATACACAGGCTTGTCATCGCTTACTTGTCCTAGTTTGTTGCATACATACACGTCTATCCAAGACTTTGTCTTACCTCTAATGATATTCTTGTAGTAATCTTTTGTTAAGTTCTTTTGATTCTCTATTAAAGGGTTCTCTTCGTACCCTGTTATCTGTTTTGTTGTGTCTCTTACCTCTAACATAGCTGCGGCTTGGTTATAAAACGTCCAGTTATCTGGTCTTACTAGCATTTTAGCTTCTTGTTTAGAAATATAATCAGGCAATACGCTTTCTCCTGCCATGATTGCCCACCAATGATCTGTGTCTGGAGGGTTAGTATCGCAAATTACACCATACCAACTAGGGCCACCATCTCTCATAGACGGATATCTACCTACCCTCATGGTACAAGCATCGACAATTGACTTAGGTATTTCACGTGCTTCGTTAATCCATACCCCTGTTAACTCTAATGATAGCAATTTCTTTACATCTTCAGGTCTGTCAAGGGCTAAAAAGATAACTTCAAGGTCTAAATCCCCTTTCTTTATGTG